TTCTTCAATACCGCTGATTGAGATTGAGCCAGCATATTGCTTCCAATCGTATTCAGCAGCCGAGATACCAGTTTGTGGTGTCAATGAAATCGTGTCATAACCTGAGTATGAACCGATTGTGTCGTTTGTTGCATAAACAAGTGGTTCAACAATTTTTGTACCACCATTAAGCATACGGATGCGACCCTTTTCGTTCAACATGTAAGTCAGCGGACGAGCCGTGAAAATGTTGTCCGTAAGTTGGTCACGATAATTTGCGAGCGTTGTAGTGAGCAGCGCATCAAAGTTGCTATTTGCCATTTTAATTTCTCCTAAAGTTGTTTGTAATGAAAATTATAGTTCTGCACCAAGTTGCCGTTTAGCAGCAGCCCAAGCATCACGAATATTGGTAATAGCCTCAACAGACTCAGTAGTTGTACTAGCAGGATTAGACCCACCAGCAACAACAGCAGCCTGACGCTTAGCATCAACAACCGATTTCTCGGTTTGTTGCTTCTTTGCTTCAGCCTGTTTTTGAATGTTTTGTTGTGCCATAATTTTGTCAAACATAAGTTGCTTATATGTTCCCTCTAAATCGGTTGTACCAAGCCGCAAAGCGGTTTGAACAACAGTCGGAACATCAAAATCGCTGTAACGCTGCTGCAATTTTTGAACTTCTTTCTCAACCTCCAACTGGGATTGATACTCTTCAAAAGATGCAACCCGCTTGTCCAGTTCACGCATTTTCTGTTCCTGCGGGTCAAGTGACTGAAAATCATCAACCTCATCAGCAACAGCGGCAGCCTGCGAACGACTAATGTTATAATGCCTAGCAAGTAGGTCAATAGTCGCCTCAGGGTCACGCTCTAAAGCCGCTTGAATAGTGGCAGCATACTGCATTTGACTGCGTTGCTCTGCCAACTCCTGCGTCTTACGAGTGTAATCAGCCTGTCGTTGATAACCAGCAAGCGCTTCCGACAACGGAACTTGTAGTTCCTCACCATCTAATTTGACTCTAACTACATGATTAGAGTAGTTATCTGTCTCCAAATACGGTGCATCAGAAACTTGCGTTTCCATTCCAACATTTTCGGTTGTCCCAAAATTGGGGTCCATGTTTTCCTGTGTTGCGATTTCATCGCTCATTATATTTCTCCAAGAGTCCGTAAAAAATGGTTGCTCTCATCAATAGAATAGGCTGTTCCCTAGAGGGCTGGAGGTTGCCCCATTGTCTCTGCACCAAGTTCAGGTTGAGGAGGTAACGGCATTCCTTGAGGAGCACCAGCGCCCTCAGGTGCGCCCATAGGCGCACCCGCAGCCTGTTGTGGGGCAGCCATAAACTGTTCAGGTGATTTCACACCAAAACCAAACTGCAACACATGAGCAGCAAGTTTACGCATATCAATAACACCCATACTTGCAAACGGTGCCATAGCATCAACCATCTGCAACGCCATCTGACGGCGGAATGACTCGTTTTGCGGCTGAGTAGAACCAGCCTCAACTTCAAAATCAAAATCGCCTTCAAGATATTCACGGTCATAAGTAACCCAAACCTGCTCACCGTTCTTAGCGGTAATACGAGCAACCTGTTCGCCAGTCATAAACTGTTGTGTCAAAGCCACAAGCCGTCTAGCAACCTGCGCCACAGACTGTTCAACCGTAGCCAACTTGTCAGCCGTTCTGGCGTTAGCCGCATCTTGCAGCAAGGACGACTCAGTGGCAGTACGGCGAATTTCGGTGGTTGCACCACGCATAAACTCCGACACACCAGAAATACGGTCAATGTCACTAATAATCATATTGGACTGATTATAAAACTCTGGTGGCGTAATTGTTGCTGGCAAAGCCATCATCACATTTGGCAACGGCTCATCCGTGATAACAGGAACCATCACATTATCTTCCTCGGACTCTAAGGCTGTGCGACCCAACTGGTCAAACGCCGACTCCTTGTATAGATATTTGCGTGCAAACCGTTTACGATGATTCATCATCTGAGTACGGGTTTCGTTCAACTCTTTTTGTAGCGGTTCAATAGCCTCAAGTTCACCAATTGGATAAAAAGTATCTGGCACATCATAATTGCGTAACATAACAAACGGATGACCAAACGAATAAGGCATCTTTATCGGTTTAACCAAAAACTGTTCACCGTCCTCAGCGAACACACACATAGTTTTGTTGGTAATATCGTAATACTCCCAAACTTCCGCATAACCAGCATTCTTATCGTGTACCTTACGGCGGCTAGGGTCATCCGAATAACGGCTAACAGCCATAATGCTCACAGCCTCACGGGCTGTCTTGTTATAGCGTTTATCTGACTTAACATCACTCAAAGGACGGCGAATGCGTTGAGCAATCCAACGCATATCACCCATACTTGTTGCATCAGCATCAACAAACACATCCATTGGAGACACCCGTTCAGCGAACGGTGAATCTTCTAAAATAACAGAATTAGTAGTAGATTCTCCGCCTTCAATCGGGTCAGAAACATCGCCATCTTCACCAACCATTTCCTCTTCAACGAAACGGTAACCAACCTTAATCCAACCATGACCGTACATAATGAAATCTTTGACCGCACGGCGGAACTCCGTTTTAATATCACGATGCCTCCACCAATAGTTCACAACCGCTTCAGCAATAATTGCATTAGGAGAATTTTCGGGTTTAACCGCATTAACAACAATCTTCGGATAATTAATAGCAATACTAGGCGCAATAACATTGACAGTAGAAAACACAATGTTAATCAACAAACGGTCCTCGTCACTATAATGCTCATAATGACGACCCTTATATAGGTCAGTTAAACGCTTCCAAGTAGCGTCATAACCATCGTTTTTACGCCAACGCTTAGAGAACTCTAGTTTCTGTTTATATTGCTTAAGATACTCTGATGTTGGTTTCCGTGCCATTATTTGTCCTTACCTTTGTGCCAGCCAATATGTTCATCTAACTTACTACCAACCTTGTCCACCTTGCTAGCAACCTGCTTTAACAACTGTCTTGCTTCTGAGTGCTGCTCAGTGTTTTCTTTACGCATCATACTTATCAAAACCACAACTGGACCCGTAATCAAAGCGACCACAATAGGAACAATTACGGCTTCCACATTACATCCAGTTAGTTACAGGTTCAGCGTTGATGCCGTGAATAGCGGCATCCTCAACTTGTTTCCGTTGCCGTTCACGAACCGTAGGACCATGAAAATCCTCTTTACCGTAAGTAAACCCCAAACGGACACTACGGACATGGCAACTAAAGCAAACAGCCCCCCGTCTAGGCATTTCGTCAGCAATAAAGTTTTTTTGACACGATTCGCATTGAATATCCATACAAACATACTAGTTCTGTTCCCAAAACTAGCGTAAAGCACCATCCCGAACATTATGAGCACCAATAGGCACCTTGTTAGACGACTGATTACTCATCAAATGCTTTTCCCACCACAACAAACTGTTTTTAGGAACCACAGAATTACCCCGATACTCAGGCAACCACACATACTTCAACATCTGATTAGCGATAGCCAAACTAATAGTACGGTCATCATAAGGACTACCAGCCATCTTGCCGTTCGCCTTGCGAACAAAAGTTTTCAACTCAGCAATAGTTTTACCACAATACACCTCTAGTGAACTGGTACGCAAAGCACCAGCCAACTCGTCAATAGCCAACGGTTTACTAGAAACAGTAGTACGCCAACCCAAAGTATCCGTAGCCTGAGGCGTAACCTTAGATAAACGGCGTTGCTTATAAAGATTACGGTAACCCAAATTCTGTGCAGCCTTAAGGGTAGTCAAACCATGATTATTGGACTCAATACCCAACAACGCCGTGTTATACCACCAACCCATCTGAGCCAACATTTCACCAAAAATATCTGGCTCAACATGTCCATGCCAATGCGCAACAACATAACCATAAGTGGCGTTAATAATATGGGCAGAACTATAATCACCATGTTGCAAACCTTCCGCAACATCCGAACCAATCACATAAACAGCCTCAGGGTCAGGAAACTCCCAAACAGAAAAGTTGCCGTTTTCAGTAGGACGAAACTCAACAACATTATTAGAATACGCATGCAAAAACCCAACCTCAGCCTCAACGGTTTCAAAAGTATTTAACAAATCTATATCAAAAACAGGGTTACCTGACTTAATAAACGCTTCCTCAGGGAAGCGTGGATACTCTTGATGCAACTGCCAAGAAACCATATTCTTTTCCTTAACCGCATACCAATCATCATCACGGTCACCAGCAGACCAAGGAAAAAAGATGCCAACAAACTGATTAGCCCCAGTTTGCGAACCAACCCACAAACTATGAAAAAAGTTGCCTGAACCGTTAGCGGTGGACAAACAAATGACACGACCACCAACATCCGCAATAGGTTCAATAGAAGCCCACGCTTCCTCGGGGTTAGGTAAGAAAGCCATCT